TAAAATTCCAGAGATTTTAGACTCACCAGCTAAACTACCAGTCATTGATCCATAAGCCATTTTATCATTTAGATATTTCCAGTCAGTTTTATAGAAGTCATAAGAACCTCTTCTGAAACCAGTGAAACCTAAATTTAATGCCATATCTTCAGAGTTGTTAAATACACCGTATGATGTACCACCAGCACCGTAAGAGTTCATTGAAGCTAGCATGTCGTCCATAGCTAAGCTAGTAGCTCTATTAACAAACATCATATACTCTTCAATAGCACCTTGCTTGTCAAACTCAGCAAGTATTGCATCAAACTCAGCTAAATCAGTAGCAGCGTTAACACCAGTAACACCAGTAGTTACGTTACCTCTTGATTCGATAGCAGCGAATAAACCTTCAGTACCTACAGTAGTATCTGTACCTGTACCTAAAGTGGTATCAACTGTAGTACCAGAAGCACCTTTTTCAGCTTCTAACATCGCCATTTCTACGTAATCAGTAAATCTAGATCTTGTATCAGCTTCAGCTTTTAAGTACCATAAGAAACCTGATTGTCCGTTTTCAGCAGAAACCTCTACCCATCCAATTCTAGATGCATCAGAACCTGATACTTCGTAGTAATCTTTCATGATAATTGGCTTATTTTGAAAAGTTTTAAATCTAGGCTCGTTAGCAGTTCTTGACTCTGTAACAGTAGCTCCAGCAGAAGCAGCGTTGTAACCAACACCTTTTGAAAACTCAGAACCATAAACTAATACAGTAGCACCTAAAGCAGCTGTAGAAGAATATCCTAAGTTAGCAGCGCCGTAAGGAGCTATAGTAATAAGGTCAAAGTCAGTACCGTCAATAGCAGTAACTAAACATTTGTGAACACCGCTTGAGCTAGAAACTATAATAGTATCATTAACTCTAATACCGTGTTGCGTACCGTTAGAAGATTGAGCAGTAGCATCACCAGATATACCGTTAGTAGTATCTGAATCTGCACCATCAATATCAGACTGTATTTGAATAGTTGTGCTACTTTTAACTTCACCTTTGTAAGATAAATGTAATCTACCTTGCTCAGACCATACAACTTGATCAGCTGTCATAGCCTCTTCTGCACCAACTTGATTAAGGAAACCAGAAATTGTTCTAGGTCCGAAAACCTCAGCTTCTTTCTCCATCAAGTCTGGCAGGTATTGTTGCGCCCAGCCTTCTCCAGCTGTTGACGCTAAATCTAAATAGTTTGTTGAAAGTGTTTGCTGTTGTGCAGCTGGAACACTATTTAACAAACCTCCAGGATTTGAAATTGCCATAATTTTTTAATTTTAAATTTGTTATTTATTTTCTGTTTCTAATTTTAAACTTAAAATCATTAGAGTTATCACCTAATACTCTTACTTTAACACCTCCAGCCTCAACTTCACCAAAAGCTTGTCTTGGATTCATATCAACATTTTTAGATTTAGCAATACTATTTTTTAAAGCATCTGCTTTACCTTGTTCGTAAAAGTGTTTTGCAATAGCATCAGCATTCATTGCTGTAAACAAAGACTTGTGATAACCCGCAGCATCTTCCATTTCATTGTTCTTGTTCAAGAACTTCTTGACAAAATTATTAATGTCGCTTTGAGTTTCTTTTACTTCGTTTGTATTTTTAACATTAAATCTATAACTTTTATCACCAACGTTATAATTAAAACCTTTAAAGTTTTTATTAAATATATTGTCAGTTTTTAACTTAAAAGTTTTAGATTGTTGTTCTACAACTTTTTGATTCTCTTCTGATTCTTTGTTGTATCTATTAAAAAAATCAACAGCTTTTTGTTGTTCTTGAGTCAACCTTGACCCAGCTTTGATTTCTTCATAGTATTTAGACTTTTGCCCGTCTAAGTAGGCTCTAGCGCTGGCAACTTGCTCTTTTAACGCTAATTTTTTTCTTTTTATATCTCTTTCTTCGTCTTCTTCTTCATTATAAGAAAACGAGTCTTCCATTAAAAAACTAATCTCTTCGTCATTAAGATGTTTTTTAGTTTGCTTATAATATTCTCTCAGTATAGTATTGTCATCGTAATTACTATAATCTTGATTAAGACGAACATAGTCTTCAACATTACCACCAGTTTCTTCCATGAAGTCCATGAGCTTTTGTATATTTTCTGGTAATGCTTGTCCAGTTTCTTGAGCTTCGACTATAGCTTCTTTAGTTTCTTCAACTAATTCTTCTGTTTTTTGCTCAACTTCTTCTTCAGTTACTTCCTCAAGAGTGGGTGTTTCATCTTGAACTGTGTCGGAGACTTCTTCTCCGGTAGGCTTTTCATCTGTTGTTTCGACGTTTTCTTCGAGTACTTTTTCGCTAGTTTCGGATTCGTCGCGTACAAGAATCTCATCTGTGCTTTGCTCTGGAACGGCATCTTCTTTTGTTTTTGGTGGTTTACTTAAATCTACTTTGACTATATTGTCTTCTTGTTTTATTTCTTTTTTACTAAGATCAACCTTAGTAATATTGTCTTTAGTAGCCTTTTCAGCTACTTCTTCTTTTTTATTTTTTGCCATAATATAATATAATAATAATTAATAATTTTCTAAATCAAAGGCTGCCCTTGTAAATTAAGCCTGCTTAATATATCATCACCTGCTTGCTCAAAATTTTTAGGTGCTTTTTCACCTTTTCTCTGATCAATTAACTCACTTTGTTGAGTTGCTTGTATTCTTGTTCTTTCGTCTTTACGATCTTCTTTTATTTTTTCTCTTTGTTGAATGTTTTTAGTTTCTAAACCTTTTAACTGCATGTCATATTGAAACTGTTGTTGCATTAAGTCTTTTTTTAATTGATTTTCAGCTTGCATTTTTTGTAGCTCAAGTTGAGCTTCTATTTGTGCTAAAGCGGCTTTAGTCTCAGTTAAAGCTTGTTGTTTTTGTATTTCTGCAGCGGCAGCCTCTTGTTGTGCTTGAGCATTAGCTTGCGCTTGAGCTTGTATATTAGCTTGTTGCATTTGTTGATCTAACTCTTGCTTCTTTTTACGTCTAACTTTTAATAACTGATTAGCAAGTTTTAAGTTTTTAATTTCTCTAATATCTATAGCATCTTCAAGATTAATACTTTGTTGAGCTAAAGCAACTTGTATGTTATTTTCAAGTATAGCTTTTTGCTCTTCATCTGGAGATAATTCTATAAATATACCAAAGTCATATAAATATAAGTTTTCTAACTCTTGTAAAGTTGCAACGTTGTGAACACCTATACTTTGTATAAAAGCTTCTTTTGTAGGTGAATACTCTATAATATCAGATATTCTTAACGATAAAAGCTCTGCAACTTCTGCTGTTAAAAATAAACCAGACTGTAATATATGTCTTGTTGCAGTATTACTATTAGCAGCCGCTAATTTTTGTACACCTACTAAAGCATTTTTATCAGGAGTACTACCGTCTCTAGCTTCGTTAAGCCCTGTAGTATCTCTAATCATTTGTAAATAATAATTGTAGTTACCTATAAGAGCGTTTATTTTATTACCACCACTACCACTTGTTATTTCTTGTATTGGTACTTTACCCGGATTCATATCTCCATCTTGAGTAAATGATCTACCAATTACACTACCTGTTTGGAAGAACATGTTTAAAGCTTCTTGCGGATTATAATTAGTACCATTACCTAAATCTATTTCAGCTAAACCATCAGCGTCAAGATAAACTCCGTCAGGTATCATACGTGATAATACTTGTTGTAGTTTTAAATGAGTAAGCTGTATCATATCTGCAAAACCAGTTATACGTCTTACTAGACTTTCTATTCTACCTTTATACATGCGAGGAGCAACTATACTGTAATTCATTTTTACTTTATTATAGTCGCTTTTTGGTCTAACCATATTTTTAGCCATCTCCCATTTCAACAACTTGTTTGTACCAAGTATTAAAGCGCCTTCATATACTACTTCAATAGCTCTTTGTAATCTTGTAAAATTACCTTCTTTGTTTTCTGGTGGATTAAAGCTATCATCTTTTTCTATAGCTTTTTCACCACCACTACCAGTTTCTTTTACTTTGTAAACTTCGTTCATATATGTTTTATAATTAAAATATAAAACTTGAACTTTATTGTTATCTATTTCTTTATATTGTGTAGAGCCTTGATCGTAGTTAGTTTGATGATAATTTTTGTTTTTAATTATATCTTCTAAATCTTCTTGCTCTAAAAACGGAAACTGTTTAGCTAACTCGTTTACAGGTATTTTTTTAACTTCACCTACATAGTATATATCATCAAAATAAGGTGATTCAGTATAAGAATAAACTAAATCAGCAGGATCTACATAATTAACAGTTAAACCTTCTGATGTGTTAAAATCTGTTTTTACAGCGCCAATACCTAAAACTGTTAAATCATAAAAAAATCTTTTTTTAGTTAACTCATAGTTATTGCCTTCTAACAAAGTTCTTATAGCTTGTTCTTCTGCTAATTCTATAGACTGCTTATAAGTTAACTGCATGTGCAAAGCTAATTCTTCTTCATTAGCTGGTAACTCTTGCACACTGCTTTGTCTAATGTCTGCGCCAAAATTTTCTTCAACGTAATTATTAAATTCTTTAGTTTTAATGTCTCTTAATATATTTTCCATATATTCAGTACGCTCACTAACACTAAAAGGATCTTGAGAATAACAGTTTATATCGTACATACGTTCAGCTAAACCGTTAACAACTATATCAACAAACTTAGGTATTATCGGTACAGGTGTCCAGTCTAAATTTAAATAAGACAAATCACCATTTATAGATAATTCATCTTTATATTTTTTTACCGACTGCTCACCTCTTGCGTATAGCCTTAAATTATGATAATTATTTTTTTGTGTTGTATATCTTGTTTGGTTATAATCGTTGTAAAACCACTCTGTTTCAATAGCTTTAGCAACTCTTAATCCATAGTCATAGCTTAACTTTTCAGCATCGCTTACAACTTGACTTGGAAAATAACTTTTTACCGCAGACTCTGCCATATATTTATTTTATTATTTTAGAATTATAACCAGTATTACTATATCTGGATATGTTTATGTTTAATTTTTGTTTTTCTATGTTTGGATTTGGCCTATATAAATGTCTATTACAAGCCATAATAGCCAAACCACTACTTATAGTTGCGTCAAATTTAGTACGTTTATTTATATCAAACTTACTCCAATCATTTAAAGTTCTATTAAAATACATACTTCCGTAATCACCTGTTTGCATTTGGCCAACATGACCTTGTATATACATTTCTATAGCTGACGCATGTGCTTGTTTAATATCTTCGCTTGAGTTTGGTATACCACCTATTTCTTTTTCTGCAGTAGATAATTTATTCCATATTTTATCAGGTCTGTTCATGCTGTAACCTCTGTAGCCTCTACGTCTTAAATAGTATAATAATCTTGGTTTATTATTTTCTGCAAGCAATGGCATACCATAAAACACTAATGCCATTAACACGTCTTCAAAAAATATATCAGCTGTTTGTGGTCTAGCTATATACTCTAAAAAAAAATGATTAGGTGGCGCGTCTTCCATGCTAAACTTTGTTAAACCATGCAAAGAGCCTTTTGAACCTTTACCATCTACCGTGCCACTAATGTCGTAGCTATCACAACCAAAAGCACCCAAATGATCGTTGCCAGGATATTTCGAGCCATTTTTTATTATTATTCTATTTTGTAAATTGCTAGATGGTATCCAGCTTATATTAAATCTACCTTTTGGATCTGGATAAAATATTACTTGCGTGTCTTTTACACCATTAATCCATTGAAAATTACCTACACTTAAACTAGGTTTTACACCTTCATTGTAATCTATTTGTTCGTATATTTTTACTAAATTAAATATACTGTTTTTAGCTTCATCTCTAAACGCATGTTCTTCAGTACGTGGAAACTGTCTATAAAACTCGTTTAAAGCATCTTGATCATTTTTTAAACCTTCAGCTTCGTTATTCCAATGATCTATTATTCCGTAATCAATTAACTCTCCGTCTGGTCCGTAGACATCATTATCTGGATTATCAAAGACTGGATTTCCGTATTCATCAATAAATCCTTCGTAGTTCCACTCCATTGGGATAAAGAAAGAATAAAGGCCAGACTTTGTTTGTCCATTACGGTTTCGTTGTGTGACATCTGAATCATTATATAGTTTTTTAAAATTATCACCTCCTTTATCTAAAGCGTTTGATGTTGAGCCCATCATACACTTACCTACTATTCTACTACCTAATCTCAAACAAGTTTTAGTAACTCGCCAGTTGTTTAATATGTTATCAGGCCTTTCCCATTTACCACTTTCATCATGTACTAGTAAAGTAAGTTTTTCTCCGTCATAACTGTTATCACCTGTATTTTTCCAATCAATAGTAGTATCAAGTCCAACCAAGTCTTCCTGCTTTTCGTTAGCAGTAATTTTCTTACGCGTAAACTTACTTGCAGGAACCCTATAAGCAAGTTCAGACTTAGGCCTGTCCATACCGTCTTGTATCGGTTTAAAAAAGAAAGGATAGTTGACTGATATTGGTACAACTTTGTCTGTAAACATTTTTTTAGCATCTGCTCCACTTTTTGATAATATACCGTATCTACTATCACTTGATATAGTAGCTAAGTTAACTGTTTCAGCTGATGACATAAAAGAAAAACCAGAACGTCTATTTTTAAGATAACACATACCATAACATCTTTTATCAGCTTTACAAGCTTCCCAAAATATAAAAAATAGTCTATTAGCTTCTCTAAAATCAGGCGCACCTACATCTATTTTACTCCATTGTAAATACATGTAATGACTACCTGTTATGTATGTTGGTTTACTATTGTTGTCAAACCAAAAACCTTCTTCTCTTCTTTTAAATTCTTCGTCTATGTAATCAAACCACTGATCTTTTTGTTCTTCAGGATATGATCGCCAATCAAATATGTTTTTTAGTTTAGATAATTCTTTAGGATATTCTAACTTTTGCCATTTGCGTTTTGCATGCACGTACACGTTGGCTGGCATTTTTGGTAAAGCAATTCGTAAACTTTGCATTTCAATGATTTCGCCAATTTTACCAGTTTTTGATATAACGATAATATCGTGTTCTTTATTATATCCATATTTCCATTTTTTACCTTTGTTCATACGAGTTATAGTCGTACGTTTAACAGGTTCTATTATTTTAACTAATGTTTGTTCGTAACTCATCTTGACCTACCTTCAGCAAAGCCTTTAAAAACTTTATTTTCTTTTTCAACTTCTTTACCTTCAAGTATACTTTCTTCTTCTTGTATTCTATTTAATATTTCAAACGCATCAAATATAGCTAGCTTTTTAGTAGCAGCAGCGTTTTTTAATCTGTCAGCGCTAACATCATCTTCTGTGTTTGTAATAATCTTTTCTTTAGCAACGTTGATTAGTTCTTCAACTGCTCTGTGCCCAGCTTGGATTATAAGCTTCTTCGTCTCCTTGATATTCATATTTAATTGTAATAAATTTAGTATATACTCTATATAGCAGCTCTCCATCAATAACAAACTCATAGTTAGATATTGGTGTAAAACCTACAAGATCATTTATTTTAAAACTACCATCAGTATATTTTATAATACCAATATTTTCTTGCGCAACGTTATTAGCGTATTTGTTTTTATTTTTTATAGGTTTAACCCAACAAAAACCTTTTGGTGTATGCCACTCCCAAAATCTTTTATATAAAAATATTTGATCTGGCTGTACTATATATGTGTTTTCGTCAAAATAACTTTTACTATTTTTTTCTATACCTTTAACGTTATGCCAACGTCTAAACACATTGTGATGCAATATAACATTGTCGTTTATTTCTATATTTGTATCGCCAACTATAGGTACTGATATTACTTTTGCTTTTCTATTAACGTATTGATGGTTGAAGATTTCAGTGTTAACAATCAACTCTTTATCTCCAACCTTCTTTACGTTATTATATCTATTACCCATAGGCGTTACAACAAAGTTGTAAACGCTTTTCATTAATATTCTAAATTATATTCTACTGATACAGCCATGTTTTTATTAAAGTCTTTCCAAGGTAATACATCTTTGTTTTTTCTAATGTATATTGAAAACTTTTCATCTTCTTCTATTATATCACAAATAGTATGGCCGCCATATACTTCTTGTCCAACAGCGTAGTGCATAGCGTCATTTTTATAATCTTTACCGATACTAATTTTTCTTATCAGCTTGCTCATCTTCGTATTGTATTACACCGGTTTCAATATTAATGTTTACAGTTCCATACTGCTTTTCAAGTTCAGTTTGAATAACTTTAAGTTCTCCTTGTAAACTTTGCACTGTATGCAATAGAGTATGTTTACCTGCTTCATACCTACCTATTTCCATCTGTGCTTTATTAATATTACTAACTACAGTTTGTATTTTAGCTAACTGCTCATCAGTTACTTTTTCTGGTTTTAAGTTAACCAACTTTTCTTTCTTTTTTGCCATTTTATTTAATTTAAGTTAATTTAATTTATAGTCCGTGAATATCTTGTAAATAGCTGTTCACGTCAGCTTGTTCTTGTGTGCTTAAACTTTTACTCCAAAATGCAAATTCTAATATTTTACCATTAAAAAGATCTTCTGTACTAGGTCCTATTGCTCCTAAAAATGTAAAATCAAAAGGTTTTGGATTTTCACCTTGAGCTTCGTTAACAGAATTATCTACATCAGGTGTAAGTGGATTACCGTTTTTTGAAAACGTAAATCTATTAGAAGCGCCAGCAGTTCTGTTTAACATTATTAACATTTTATTTGTGTTAAAAGTGTTACTTGGAAAAACAAAAGTTGTTGTTGTTGTGTCTGTAGCTCTAAATCTAAAATTTGTAGCATTTATAATAGCCATCTGTTCTTTAGCTGCGCTATCACCAGCAACAATCGTAGCATTGCTTACATTTTCTAATTCTATAACAGCTGCCATACAAAACCCACCATTTTGAGCTATATCTATATTAGAGTTAACTTCATAAAAATCGTTTGTTCCGTCAAGATCTAAACCACCACCAGCAACTGTACCTCGTTGTGCTACGTCAGCTGATACAAAATTAGTAGGAGTAGCAGAACTATCCCATTTAGCTGCTGTTATACCAACACCGTTTTTAAGCCATAGCGATAAATCACTTATATCAGTAAGTGTAAACTCACTAGTATAACTGCCTGAAGAAACGTTTAATCCTAAACCAAGACTCATTATTGACCTATGTAAGCTATTATCATTTTATTTGAAGAGGCTTTAACCTGAGTATATCTTCCGTATATAATAGTTCCAGCTGGAATTGTATTACTTACATCGATAACTGTACCTCCTTGTCCTAAGTCTGCAGTTGCAGTTGTCTCGTCATGAGCAGCGTCGTTTGCAATACCGTCTGCATCTCTAGCAAATACAGTACCAGCAAATTCTACATCAGTAGAATTATCTGCAACTAAACCTCCAGATGTTGCTAGTGTTGTTGCTTCTAAAAAATGAATAGCCACAAATACTTTTCCAGTTGGCGGTACCATAGCTGTTGTTGTAGTGTCACTAAAAATACTACCTAATTGTCCGAAGCCGTAAGAGACTTCTGTTGAATTTATTCCCATTATTTTTTTACTTTTTCTAGTGATCTACCACCGAAGTAAGCACCGATCACTGTTATTAATACTAATTGTAAAAGATCTACGTATGAGTCTTTTACATCAAAATTTATAAAGCCAGCATCTATAAATACTAACAACACTGTGCTTACTACTAAGAACACTAATACTAGTGGTCTTATATTCTTGCTTAACCATGAATCACTATTCATGTCAAGCTTCCACCTTTCAGTTACTTGCTTTTGCATTTCAGCTTCGTAACCCATTATCAAATCTTTTATCTTTGCTTCAGCTGCTAGCTTTTCTTCTTTAGTTGTAGTTAGGTTATCTATAACATTACCTACATTTTGTACTAATTTACCAGCTCCAGCTGAAAATACTTTACTTAATATGCTCATAATTTTTTATTTAATATCCGCCGCCACCGCCACTACTTCCACTTGAAGAACTTGAAGAGCTCGAAGAACTAGTTGTAGAGCTTTGTTGTGGTGAGCTTAATGTTGTTGTGTTTTGCACTGTTGCAGTGCTATGTGTAAAACCTCCCATATATCCAGTTTGGCCTTGATAAACGTGAGTATGATAGCCGTTTAAACCTCTTGATTGAGCCCATTGTAAAGCTTCAGCTATTGTTGAGTAAAGTGGTATACCATCTATTGTTGTTAATATCATGTGTTATTAGCGTCTCTTTCCCAAGGAAAACCATCGTCGCCAGCTTCTTTAGCAACGCCATCAACGATAATCATGTCTTTACCGTTTATTGTTACTCTTGGATATGTTACACCATTAAACTTTACAAAATCATCTGAGTACTTTAGTTTACCTATTTTCATATCAGTAGCATGTCTCATTTCATGGTTTATTACTTTTCTATCTTCTTCGCTACCTGGTTGTAACTTATTACTAACATATATTGTACCGTCCATATTAGCTTCGCCTAAAATACCAGGATCTAAAGGTTTTCTTATAACAGGTGTTCCAGGTATATTTGTTTCACCAGCTTCACTACCAAACCTAAGTTTAGTTCGTAAGCTACCGCTAGTCATATATGGTTTGTATGCTTTACCTAGTTTATATCCCATTATCTGTCAATATCTTTTATCATATCATCTATAGCTTTGTTATAAACTTTATCTGTATATGATTTATTATTAAAAAAAGTGCTACGCTCAGATATAGGTAAATCTTCTTCACCTAATAACACTCTATATATTCTACTTATAAGTTGAGAACATTTAAACGATGTTTTAAATACTGAATATTTAATTGTTGTTCTGTTACGATGTCTCCAAGCTTCGATCCAACCATCACGTCTTAATCGTTCCCATCTATTTTTATCCCATGAGTACGTATATGTACCGTCGATAAATTCTTTTCGTGTAAATCTTTTTTTACAATCTAAATAAATTAAAAGTTCTAAGTCTGCGTCATTTAATCCGTAAGTTTTACAGGCCCATTTTCTAACGAGCCTGTAATACTTAAGGATATTCATTTCACGCAAATCTTGCGCGGTTAATCGCATTTATTATACTGCAGTGTATGTTATAGAAGTAATTCTACTGTCAAAGTTTGGAGATATTTCAACAACTCCTCCAAGTTGCATGTTTCCAAATATAGCATCAGCTAATTTATCAGCAATAACAAGCTCATCACCAGTTGTAGCTGGAACTAAAGTAATAGTATCAAGAGCACTTACGTTTGCTCCTTTACCTATTAAATGAACAACTACTTCATCAGCAGCAGTAGCAATATGCTCAACTTTTTCAGCTGGAACGTAGTACGCTTCGTCAGCGTCTATAGTACCACCAGTTGCAGTTTTTCTAAATTTTAAAATTTTCATATTTTAAATTTTTAATAATTAATAATTTGTTTTCGTTTTTAAGTTTAAGGGTTTTAGTTTTTGGTTTGGGTTTAATCTATTAATACTACGTCAACTGAACGTATAACGTAATATAATATATCTTTATACTGAACACCGTGGCCTGCATGTTTATCGTAGTATACAATATCGTCTTGTTTTATACCTTCAACTAAGTTGCCAACAGATATAGCTTTAGCCTTTATATACCTATTGTCATCATCTATATCTTCAGTAACAATAAGGCCAGCTATCTTTTTTTGTTCAGTTTTAATTTTTTCTACGATTATATAGTGATTAACTGCTTTCATTGATACGTATGTTTGAAATTACACAATCAGCTGACATAATCGTTGTTGCTACACTTACAGCGTTTTTAAGTGCAGACTTAGTTACAAGTACTGGATCTACAATACCTGCTTCTATCATATCTATTTCTTCGTTGTTTATAACATTAACACCTTTACCATCTGTAGGTTCTGATGCTCTATATATACTAGCATTATCTAATATAGTGTTATAAGGTGATCTTATAGCATTTATTAAAGCTTTTTCACAATCATTAGCATAAATGACAGTATGTGCTGCGCTTAATAAAGCTATACCACCACCAGGTACAATGCCTTCTTTGATAGCAGCTTTAGTAGCATATATAGCATCTTCGACACGATCTTTCTTTTCTTTTAGTTCTACTTTAGAATTAGCACCCACTTTGATGATTCCAACACTACCCGATAACATAGACAATCTTTGTTCCAGTTTTTTCTTAATGAAACCATTTTTTTCGTCAGATATAAGTTTTGAAACGAGTTTGATTCGTTCTTGTAAATCCTGTTGAATATCATCTATTGTTGTTATTACAGTATGTTTATCATCTGTAGTTACATATTCAGCTTCACCTAAGCAGTTAACATCTATTAAATCAAGATCATCACCTAGTTCTTCGTTAATTACTGTTGCACCTGTTAATATAGCAAGGTCTTCAGTAGTATCTTTTTTAGTAGGACCAAAGCCTGGTAAGTCAATTATATTAACTTTTATGTTACCTTTTACTTTATTCATCATT